TTATTGGCACGCGGATAAGTCACAACGTCGCCTACGGCGAAAATCGTTACGTCTGCAACGAAGATGCCGGTTGACGAGCTGCTGTAATCTGTAGTGCCGTTAGAAACCTGACCCCACAGCGCCACTTCCTGATCTTCGACCCACTCAAAGCGGGGCGCGATGGAAGGCTGTTTGCGTTTCGCTGCGTTGGTCAGTACATAGAGCGGATTCGCATCCGGCTCCAGAAGTACCATCTGCTCAGATACGTCACGTACCTGTGTGGTATCCGTGACCATCTGGTTAAACGACCGAGTTGCTGTAAGTGCTGCCATTTATTCAGCTCCCTGCCTTAGAGACTGCCGTGCTGCTGCCGATACAGATCCATAGCTTCCGCGTCGAACAGATCGCTATTGGTCTGGAACTGCCCGCTCGTAGTCTTGCCGGCGATTTGTCCATTGGATTTGCCGGAGCCGAGATTGCCCGCCTCGCGTCTGACTTGCGCAATGCGTGCAGCTTTCTTGCCAGCCTCAACGAATGAAGCCGCTTCCTGAGATGTCAATTTCTGATTGGTCATCATCTTGGCCAGAACTGCATACTTCTTTACTGCGTTCTGGTAAGGGGACAACGCTTTCCCGTCCTTGCCGCGAAATTGCATGTTCTCGAATTCTTCTGGGGAACCTGCAAACCGCGTAGCCGCTTCTTGCAACTGCGGGCCTAAGTCACGCAACGATTTACCGGCTAAGTCTTTAACGCCGGAAGTGGCTTTTAACCACGCACGCTCATAATTCGTTACTTCGTGCGATTCGGAAAAGCCTTCGTAATTGCGCTCCATTAAGTCCTGAAAGAATGTGCGGCTGCCTACTTGTGAATTCAGTAGGTCAGGCAATACGGCATTCAGAACGTTGATAACGCCTGACGTAAAGGTTTGTGCTAACCCTTTTGCCATCTCTGGGCTAGCCGCCTCCTTCACGCCAAACGACTTAAGAAAGTTGTTAGCGAAGTGATCCGCCATCTTGGGATCAATGTAGCGTTGTGCTACCTGGTCGACATAGGCGGCCCAGTTCTCTGGAGCGATCGGCTGGGTAGGTTCCTGCCGGGGCTGCTCCTCAACTTCCTCAATCTCTTGGGAGTCGTCATTCTGTCTAAGCTGGTTGATGTAAATGTCAGAATTGAGCTTGTCCTGGACGAGTCTCGCTAGCCGTGGGTCGGCTTGGAGTTCTTCGGCAGTGTATCCGTAGCGGGGCGCATACTTTTCCAATACTTCAGGAGGAAAGACCTTCTCTTGCTCCGTTGGGAGCCAATCGTCGGCGGATTCCCCTTCCGCTTGTGTCTGCGCTTCTTCCTCTACGGCTGGCGATTCTTGGGCTTCTGAAACAGACTCCTCGGCTACGGTCTCCTGAGACTGTTCTTCGGCTTGAGGTTCGCCTAATAGCGAATCAGCGATTTGGTCTTGGTTTACCGCTTCGCTTACATCACTTGGCATTCTGTTTTCCTTTCGCTGGGTGGGTTCCAGCTACAGCGGGGTTGGTTCCCGCAAACTTAGTGGCGCTTTAATTCGCGCTCTGCGAACGTTTCGAGGTTCGCAATCAAATCTGAATAAGCCTCATCCTGGGCGGCATACTTACGGGCTTCGTCCATTAGGTTGCCTCGTATATTGTCCATTGCCGCTTGCACTAAGTGCATACGCTGCACAGTTACGAATTCCTGTAGCGTTTTACGGAATTCAGGATCACGCAAGGCCGCGTATAAATCACTTGCTTGATTGAGGCTTATCATTCGTGTCGCTTTCGCTCTGGGCTTGCTTCATTGCGGTCTGCGCCATTGCCTGGACATGATCGGGCGGGGCTACGAGGTTGCTGGCTGCATCGGCCGCAGCTGAGACATGCTGTACGTCTTGCATGGCTTGCTGAGCTTCTAGATCTTCCATGGTGATTTGGGAAACTTGCCCACCGCAGCTCTCGATTAGCTGTGCCTGTATTTGTGGCGGCAACTCAGGCCACTTAGTTGCGACAGCAACACTCCACTTTGGCGGCGGAGGTTGGGGCGGGGCCGGAGGATTGACGGCCTTGCTCGGATCTACGCCGCGAATCGTGGACGCTAGGAACTCAGCCGCGTAGTTGGTATTGAAGTTTGCTGGATCTTGAATGGCCAGGGCATAGAACTTCATGGCCGAGTTTTGCTTGATTTCATCATCCACCGCTAGCATTGATCCTGCTGCGGGTTCTACCTGAATGTCCTCTTGGATCTCCATCGGATCGAGCGTAATGCCCGCCGTCTTGCCGCCGCGCTGCGAGAGTCCCGCAACCTTGTCCGTATACTGGGCAGCAATCTGCGTAGGCTCCTGCATGGCCTGCTGATTCATCCAGAGCTTCTTTTCGCCTAAGTCCTTCAGGTAGATGTTGAGGCTGTCGAGCTCGAATTGGGTTAGAGCATCAGCAGACTTAGCGGCTAGGATTGCCGTGGTTGCCGTCTTGCCCGACATTGGGTTAGTCTCTGAGCCTGACTGCGTAACTGTCATGTTGGGCTCAGCCAATGCCAGCATCTCAATAATCTGCTTCTCTTCCTCGTTCGCCGCCGATAGAGCCGCGCCTATACTTGCAGGCTCAGACATAGGCTGAAGGCTATTTAAGTCCTTCATCTGCACAACCCGCATCAGCCGGCGCTCAATCGCTTCATCTGGGATGTCTTCGCCAATCTTCAGCTTCATGATTGGCCGGAGGATGGCGTTTACGAGGTCTTTGCGCTGCCCAACCGTAACGTTGTGTAGCAGGTGAAGCCAGCGCAGCAGCCGCGGCGTAGAGTCGCCAATAGCATTCAGGATGTCAGGCAGTGGCACAAACTCGGAGTAGACATAACGCCCATATAGATCCCACGGGTAAGGCATCTTGCCTAGGATGATCTTTTCATTGCCAACCCAGGTAATCCACATCATCCCGTATTCGTCGCGCTGGTGCGATTCGAGGATGTCAAAGCGCTTGCCGGGAACCAAGCGGCTCGGGTGCATGGGGATCGTCTGATTCAATGCCGATGTGCGCAAACGTGTTCTAAGGTCGTGCGGCTGCAATTGGGTATTGGCTACGTTCGGCGCTGGCATGTCGAGGATTTCTTCGCACGCCTTGATGTCGAAGATTGGCTTTTCTTGCCCATCATCCCCAACGTACTTCTTGCGGAGCATCTTCTGCAGCCATACATCGGTTTCCCAGTAGTTCTCTACAACCCAAGCCGATTCCCCTAACACGCGGCAACCAGGCTCGAGAAATAAATCGCCCACAAAGATGTTCTTAACGCACGGGCCTTCGTACTTGACGGTTAGCTGGCGATCCTGCATCTCCGTTTGGCCTTGGGAGAGCAGTTGTTTAATCTTGTCATCGTCAAGCTCGGTCGAGTAATCGCTTTGCCCGTCTGAGGAATCGCCTTCTGCTTGATTTGAGGGATTGACTAGCGGCCGGCGAATGCGCCGCATGATTTCGATTGTGTCCCAGTAGACCTTGGAATAGCCGACGCCAAAGGTAATGCCAGAATCAACGACTCTGCGATGCTCCAGGGCTTCGCCTGATCTGTCGAATTGCTGGAAAGCTAAGGCTGTCAGCTTGTCCGCTACTGGATCATTCTCGCCATTAGGAGTGGTGTAATTGATCTGCGGCGGGTTAGCCGTAAGCCTCGCCAGTTTGCGCCTACGGATAAGCGATAGCTCCGGCATGCAGACGTTGGTGCGGCTGGTGTCTTCTGTGTCATTGCCAGACCGATCTTTGGTCATGATGGGCTTGGTGCGGCATTTCACTGCACGATACACGTCTTCCCACTCATCCCAATAGTTGGTCTGCATGTAGCGCCGCGATTCGTTGCGGCGGTCTACGATGTCAGAAACGTCAGTTTTGGCGGCAGGCATTAGTAAGCGAGGCCAGCGTTAATCGGCTTCCATGTGCTGGCAATTCTTGTGGACGGCTTGAGATACACAGGCTCGGACATGCACAGATAGCGCAAGCAATCAGTCAGGTGATTGCGCTTCATAACTGGCTTGCCGGTTGGGTCTTGGCGCTCTGCCATGAGTGGAGTTAGCGGTTGGTAACGGTTGTTCTTGAGTTGATAGACCAACTCGGGGCATTCATCCTGAAAGATGTGCAGCCTTGACTTAGGCTTAAATGTCCCATCGCGCTGTTCGCGCAGCATTGGCTTGAGCCACTCATTTACGCACGAGATGCCGACTTCATGGTCTTTCTTCGCGTCTTCAAACGGGTAGAGCCCTGCGGCTTCAAATCGTTGCTGGAAGTTTGGCTGTTCGCCATCGTCTGAAGTTCCCTTACCAAAAGCTCGGGCCGCATAATCAATAACTCGCTTGGCGATTGTTTCCGCTTTGCCTTCATTCTTGGGATTCTCCGCGGACTCCAGCCACTTCACCGTTTCAACATATTCTCGAATTGTGTATCGGCTATCGTCTTCAGGGACGTTTCCCGGCTTGCCGTAAATCCGGCTGGGCCACAGCTCCCGATAAATCCATCCATCTCCCCACTCGTCAACCGCCAGCCACAGCGAAGCATGGGGAACCACAGGATGTGGATCGAGAGCGTAATATCTTGTCCAGTTAGTTGGAATTGGGAAGGATCGCTCAAGCGTAGCCTCCTCGCTCATGAGGTAAAGCAACGTGCCGAGCTTTGCCGAGAAATCAATCTCGTACTCTTGCCGATACATGGCCTTGTCGGTCATTTCGCGGTACTGACCTAAGGCCCAGGGGCTTAACTCCATGTTCAATTCCGTCACGGCAACTTTCTCGCCAGCCCCTTTGACTTCATCCGCTGAGTAGTGAAGCTCCATCACGCGGATGCCGTGCTCGTTTGTCCAGGCTTTGATACCTGGGTGGGGGGAATCTACTTCAGAAACCAGGTTAATACCCCCATTACCGAGATTGCGGCGCAGGCAACCGCAGGAACTTTCATGCTAGCCTTCCATGCGACCCTTGCTAGCACGTAACAAGGAAAGGCAAGCATTCTGGCCATTAACACAGCCGTTTCATGATCAACCGCCATAAAACTTAGTCCTAGCCGCGCCAAAAGACCGCTTCTTGGGGAATGGATTGCCAGGGGGAGCGGGAACGCCCTTACCTTGCGTTGCGCCGGCAATGTTGGCTGAATTAGCCGACTTGCCATTGCCAACACCCTTCATCGGGCCTTTGGCGGCAGCCAGGTTCGCCGTGCCCTTGGCATTCTGTAATGGCGCCGGAGGAGCGGAGATCTGCGATTGAGCCGCGACTCCGCCTGGACCTTGCTTGATGCCCTTGGGTGAGTTCTGCGGCTTGGCGCCGGTAATGGGTAGGCCCTTAAATGTTTTCATGCGTTTCTCCAGGTGCGGACGTAAGTGCTTAGGCGTCTTGGGCGAAGCTAGCGCCTTCTGTACGCCTGAAACCATGTGAGCGTGCTGCGATGGATGACCAAACATATTCACGCCGCCTTCTCCATCATTTGGAACCTGACATATCCGCCTATGCGGACAGGTAAAACTGCTTCGCCAGTCTTGGTAAATAGCGTCAAGCGCTGCAACTCAGGCTGGCCGATTGGCACAACCATTCTCCCGCCATCAACTAACTGCGTGCGCCAAGCTGGGTAAATCTCCTGCGTCCCGCATGTAACCACAATTGCGTCAAATGGCGCTTCGCTTGGGATACCGTCTTTCCCGTCGCCTTCGCGGAAGAAGACGTGGTTGCCCAAGTAATCGCAGCGGTTAAACGGCTTTAATTCAACGGTGTGAACTTCCTTGCAGTGTTTTGCCCAAATGCCAGTCTGCGAGCATGAACCGGTGCCAATTTCCATTAGCTTGTCTGTGGGCTTGAGCTGCAGCAGTTCGAGCATTAGGCATGTAACTTCGCCACCAGGTATTGCTCGAGGCGGATCGCCAAAGGTGCGTAGGGCGATCACGCAGCCTTAACCTTTTCGGTTCTCAACTTGTCGCGCAGATATTTGATAAATGTCTCTATATCGGCAATGCGTAATTCAAGACAATCGCTCTTTGAATGGGTGAAGAGGGCAGAACCGGCTATCCATAACTCGCAACGGTCACACCTAAATGAATCGCGAAAAGGCGGTTCTGGCTGTTTTTTGGCTCTACTCATCTTGCGCACATATCCGCGAACGGCCCAGGCCCCGCCGAACTAACGCCGATCATCTGCTTTGCTACGGGGTGCGCTGTGTTCCAGCAGGCTGCAAACTCCTCAAGAAACGCGCATTCGTCAAAGATCACAATGGTTGGGTGATAACTGCGGATCTGGTGCACGCCTTTGGGGATACCAACAATGCGGCCGCCGTCAGCCCACCCTAATTCCGTAGTGTTCTGCGACTTCAGGGGATGCCGAGCCTTTAACCACTCTGGTTGATTCCTGTATAGGCATTCGGCGTAACTTATCAGCCTGGTAGCCTTCTCCTCGCCCTGACACTGAATTACGACTTCGGACTTTAGCCATTGGGCATGGTGTGTCCCGTAGATGACAGCACACCAGCTCGTGAGCATCTCCCGTGACTTCGGGATAAGCAATCGCGGATAGTTCGAGAAAGCGTCGAAGACGTGTTGGAAGTAGCTCTTCTTCGGAAACTTCCCGCGGAATTCCAAGCCTTGCTGCGCGTAATGCGGATTCTCGGTTGCGGTCCAATTTTGTGCCCAATAAAGCGGACTCTCGGCGCATCTAGCGTCCTCAATTAACTCGCCCAGTTCCGCTCTGTCCTCCAGCGGAACGTGAGGCATTAGCTCTGCCAGCTGCGTCGGCGAGTATTTGCTCAAAACGGCTTGCAAGGTCGTCGCTACGGCGTTCATCGTTGATGTCTATTTCCTGCTTGGGCTTGCCGTCTAAGCGATCAGCAATGAGGTTTACGGCGAATAGATCGCCGGCCTTGGCCTTCTTAACGACAGCCTTGGCTATTTCCTTGGCTTCTTCATAGCTCAGAACATCACGCAGGGCTTTTCGGAACAGCTTTATCTTGGCGGTACCCTCTGGATTTCCTGATACTCCAGGTAGCCATCTTGGATTCCCTGCTGGCATATTTGTAAGTTGTTGAAAACTAACCGCCGTAGAACTTAGTACGCTTCTCGGGATATTTGCCGCCGTTTGCCTTCTCTTTGCGCTTCTCTGAAAGCATGATGGCTATGGCTTGCTTGGGGTTCTTGACCTGCGGACCTTTGGGACCACCCGAGCGCAACTGGCCCGATTTAAACTTGCCCATTACTTCGCTGGATGGCATTTGCTATCTCTTGTCCGGCGTGCCTTTGCTTTCACGGATCTGCATCCAAGCATCAAAGCTCGGGGGCTTTGGATGGCCCCAGATATTGCACCACTTTAGATAGTCGGCGTAGGCGAGCTGCTCTTTAGTTGCCAAGTGAGCGGCCCAGCGTAGCCCGATTGCCTGATTGCCCATGATGTGTCGAAGCCAGAACCGGCCGGCGTGTTAATTGCTCTTTCATAGCCATCACGTGTAAGAAGCAGTTTCGCTCGCAGCATGACGCCCAAGTACTTTTGGTTGGCGTCGATCCAGAATGCCCGGTGATCTGAGATAAGCTCCTCAATGTAGGCTAGTTTCTTGCGAAGTATTGGCTTGTCTATGGCTGGGTTTGAGCGGCACCCGAAGATTGGGAATCTCATGTTTGGACGGTAAGGTGTGAAGTAACCGCAAGTGGCCGCCTTTGGCGCGGCGGGCTGCGTGACTATCCCAACGCGATGAGACAGTCCTTACAGCACACTATGTAGGAGAACTAAGGTGATTACAATAGATTGGGAAAAGATTTCAGGAAATGTTTTCAGCGTGGGAAGGTTAGTTTGCGTTGCTGCTTGATCCACTCAAGCGTTATGCCGTACTTACGCATCTTGTTGTAGATCGTGCGGCCGGTTATGCCCAGGCGGATTGCTGCTCGCTCTACGTGGCCAGTCTGCACCAGGGCATAGATGATTGACTCGCGCTCCACGTCCCGCAAGGGCTTGATGTCCGCTGCGCTCATCGGCGCTCCCCGCGGCGAGATCTAGGGAGCTCAGTTTGCCCATATATCAAAACGGCTTGTTTACCGCCACAGCCTGTAAACGAACGGCTCCCATAGATAGCCACAGTTCCGTCTACGTATTGCCTAACCTCAAGGCAGTGCAAATCACCGGCTAGAGTCATATGCAGAGGTATGTGTGAAAAGTCTGCTCCAGATGGGCCCTGCACGGCGGGAACATCCTGAGGTTCGGCTAGGTTATGCTCCCGCATCTCGGCCATGTTCCAAAACCGTGGTTTGTAGAAGCGAGGGCGAGGTTCGGGTGGTGTCCCTGCGTACATCTCGTCTTCCGCTTCCGCCACCAGGGAATC